ACCGTCCGCAAAGCGGCCGGAGTGCTGCAGGCTGTGGACACCCGATCGAGCGGAGGATGGTGGCCGATTATTCGGGAGCCATTCACCGGCGCGTGGCAACGCAACATTACGTGGTCCCGCGAAACCGTGCTCGCGCACTTCGCGGTATACGCCTGTATCAACCGCATTGCTAACGACATCGGCAATATGCCTTGGCGCATAACCGAAGTTGATGGTAATGGCATATGGCACCCGGTGGATATCTCTTCGAAGTCCCCTGTGTTGCGCCGCCCTAACCGGTACCAGAACGATATCCAATTTCGTCAGTGGTGGGCGATGTCGAAACTCACCCACGGCAACACCTATGTGCTGCTCGGGCGCGATAATCGCGGCGAAGTGGTCAACGAGTATATTCTGGACCCGTGCGGCGCGCAGGTTTTAGTATCCCCCGACGGATCGGTGTTCTATCAATTCCAGACAGACAACCTCACCGGCATTACCGAATCGCAGGTAGCCATCCCAGCCAGTGAGATCATCCACGACCGGATGAACTGCCTCTATCATCCGCTGGTAGGTACGTCGCCCCTGTTCGCATGCGGCGCGAGTGCTGCGCTGGGCTTGAAGATGCAGGAAGACTCGGCTTTGTTCTTTTCCAATGGCGCGAATCCTGGCGGCGTCTTGACCGCACCCGGCGCGATCAGCGACGAAACGGCGAAAGAATTGAAAGCAGGTTGGAATGCGAACTACCAAGGTGCCAACGCAGGCAAAATCGCCGTACTCGGCGACGGCTTGAAGTTCGAAGCCATGCGCATGAACTACCGGGACGCGCAACTCATTGAGCAATTGAAATTTAATGCGGAGATGATTTGCTCCGTTTATGGAGTGCCGCCCTTCAAGATCGGCCTGGGCACGATCCCTGCCGGCATGAAGGTGCCGGATATGGAGCTGCTGTACTACAACAACGCCTTGCATACTCCCATCGAAGAGATGGAGCGCTGTCAGGATGACGCCTTGAAGTTGGACGGCGCGGATCGTCGTACCGAACTAGATACGGATACGTTGCTGCGTATGGACCCGGCTACCTTCGCGGATGTTCAGATCAAACTCACATCGGGCGCGATCAATACCCCGAACGAGAGCCGTCGTGCACTCAACAAACCGCCTTTGGTTGGTGGCGATACCGTCTACATGCAGCAGCAAGATTTCCCTCTCGATCAGGTACGCTTGAACAAGATCGAACCTCCTGCGCCAGTGGCCGCGCCGGTAGTCGAGGAAGTACCAAATCGAGAAGACGAAGCCGCCAAACACATGCAAGAATTCATGGAAACTTTGACCAAAGGGCTATCCGATGCCAACAGCTAAAGAGATGGCCGAGCTGGTTATTCAGCAAGTCAAGGCCTACGTCGCAAAGGCGCTCGAACCTTTCGACCAGCGCTTACTCGATGCGGAGAGCATGATTAAGGCGATCCCCGAACCTATCGCTCCTGACGTAGGGGCGATTGCAAAAGCAGCCGCCGCACTCATCCCGGTACCGAAGGACGGCGAGCCAGGTAAGGACGCCGAGCCCATCGATCAGGCTGAGGTGATCAAGGAAGTTCTCGCGCAAATACCTACGCCCGAAAAGGGCAAGGACGCCGAACCGCTCGACCAAGAATCTGTAGTCAAAGAAGTCCTTGCGCAAATTCGGCAACCAGAAGATGGCAAGAGCATCACGATAGAAGACATCATCCCTCTGCTGCAAAAGATGCAGGCTGAGTGGGCACTGGACTTCGAGCGCCGCGCGCAAGACCTTTTCCAAAAAGCGGTTGACAAAATCCCAACCCCTAAAGATGGGGTGGATGGCTTCGGCTTTGACGACATGTCAGTAGATTACGATGGCGAGCGAGGACTCACTATCAAGTTTAGCCACGGCGATCGGGTAAAAGAATTCCCCTTCACGTTACCCATCGTGATTGACCGTGGCGTTTTTAAAGAGGGTTCCGCCGAGTATGTAAAAGGTGATGGCGTAACCTGGGCGGGTTCTTTCTTCATTGCGCAGAAGGACAATCCGGAAGGCAAACCGGGCGAATCTGACGCGTGGCGATTGTCTATCAAACGCGGACGAGATGGCAAGAATTACGAGCCACGCACTCCTAACACCGGCGGGGTGAAGTTGTGAAATTAGTCACCCTCGAACAAGCGAGCGACCACCTGCGGCGCGATACTTCGGACGACAACAATGACCTGTCGCTGAAGATTGAGGCCGCGTCTGGTGCGGTGCTGCGCTACCTGAACGGGGCACCCTACTGGGTACCGCTGCTTGGCCCTGACGGCACCCCCCTGCTTGATAGCAGCGGAGATCCTATCTACGAACAGGACACCGCCGGAGACCGTATCGTGCTGCCCGAAGTGCAGAATGCTACCTTGATGCTGGTCGGGTATTTCTACAAAGAGCGCGACGGCAGCAACGAGCACGCAGTACCCGCCCAATTCGGTTATGGGTATCTGCCGATTGGTGTTACCGCCTTGCTCTTTCCTCTGCGCAAACTCGCGTCTGCATAATGGCTACCAGTCCTCTCTATTCTGGAAAGCTACGCCACCGCGTGCGCATTGAGCAGCTTGTCGAGCTGCGCGATACAAGCGGCGAAGTGATACAAGATCCCACCACCGGCGAGGTACAGACCGGGTGGCAATTGGTTGCGAAAGCGTGGGCGGGTATTGAGCCATTAAGCGCACGCGAGTTTATTCAAAGCGCTACCACCCAAGCCCAGATCGTTGCGCGTATCACCATCCGCTACCGCGAAGGGCTGGACGCAGCGATGCGCATCGTGCATGAGCGTAAAGACAAGCCCAGCAAAGTCTACAACATCGGTGGCCTGCTTAGCGACATCGACAGTGGGGTGGAGTACCTTACCATTCTTTGCAGCCTGGGCGTATCGGATACTGGACAATGAAAACCGCCGTTATCCTAGCCACCGGCCCAAGCATGAGCCAGGCCATCGCCGACTACGCACTGAAGCGCGCAGACCTGGTTATCGCTGTGAGCGATGCGTACAAACTGGCGCCGAAAGCGCACGCGCTTGTATCGTCGGACGACGCATGGTGGGGAGCGCACCCAGAAGCCTTGGAGTTCGAGGGCGAGAAATATTCGGTACGAATGCCGGGCACACAGCACGAACAGTCTTTAGGCACCGGCAGCAACTCGGGGTTGCTGGCGATGTTGATCGCGCAGAAGAAAGGCGCCGATCGCATCTTGCTTTGCGGCTTCGATATGCACGGCACGCACTACTTCGGTCCCCATCCGGAAGGGCTGAAGAACACCACGCCGCACCGATTCGATGTTTTCAAAACGCAGTTTGAGCGCTGGAAGCCGAAGGGATTACAGATACTGAACTGCACTCCGAATAGCGCTTTGCGTTGCTATCCGTTTGCCGACTTGAAAGAACAACTAGAGGGATTTGTTACATGCTGACCACCTTCTCAGGCCGCCGCGCCTCCCAAAATGAGTTCGAGCTGCGAAGCTTTATCGCGCTTCTGAAAGAGCGCGACGTTACCAGCTACTGCGAGATAGGCAGCCGGGAAGGAGATACCTTCTATGATGTCGTGTCGAGTCTGCCGAAAGGTTCTCGCGCCGTTGCGGTTGACCTTCCAGGCGCTTTGTGGGGTAAGTCAACCACCGGCAACCAACTGAAGAAGGTAGTCGCCGCGCTGGCAGCAAAGGGCTACCAGGTCGGATACATGCTGGGCGACAGCACCAAAGAGAACGTTATCGCCTCGATCTTACAGATGCCGCGCTTTGACGCCATCATGATTGACGGGGACCATCGATACCTTGGGGTGAAGACCGACTGGCTGAATTATAAAGACCATGGTGACCTGATCGCATTCCACGATATTGTTGGGCATGAACAGCGCGAGAAGATCCACAACAACCTGGTGGAAGTTCCGCGTCTTTGGGCAGAGATCAAGACCTACCGCAACACGGTAGAATTTGTCGACGAAAATTCACAAATGGGAATCGGATGCGTTTTACCGTAATCTCCAGCCCCCGCGCGGAGCACCAACTCTCCCATCAAGCTGCGATGGCCGAAGGGCTGCGTGCGCATGGCGTTGAAGTCGCCCTCAATCTTGGTGGACCGGTAGACACTGAGTATGTGGCTTGCTGGGGCTGGCGCATTGGGCAGAAGCTACGCGCAGAAGGCCGGCAGGTCTTGGTCATGGAGCGCGGATACTTAGGCGATCGATTCGCCTGGACATCATTGTGCTGGAATGGATTGAACAATCGGGGCGCGTTCCCTGCCATATCCGACCCGTCCCGCTTTAATGAGCACTTCACGCTGCAGCCTTGGAAGCAGGGCGGCGACTACGTACTGCTGATGGGGCAAGTACCGGGCGACATGAGCTTACAAGGCCGCGACCTGTCCGGATGGTATGCCTCCTCGACACTGGAAGCCCTGCGTGAGTACCGCCTCCCGGTGAAGTTCCGGCCGCATCCGCTGGCGTTAAAAAAGGGCTACAAAAATATCCCATTCGGCGCTACACTTGCGGAAGGAAATTTAGACGATTCGCTTGCTGGTGCCGCTGTAGTGGTAACATACAATAGTAACTCCGGGGTAGATGCAGTTATCGCTGGCGTACCGGCTGTAGCCGTAGATAGCGGGTCGATGGCCACTGATATGGTGTCCGAGAGCATAGGCGGGTATTTCCGCCCCGACCGCGAGCAGTGGGCGGCTGAATTGGCCTGGAAGCAATGGCGGATGGACGAGATACGCTCGGGCGCCGCGCTGGAGCATTTGCTTGCGATGGAGATTGCGTAATGGCCGACGTCGAACTCAAGGGACTGCCGCAGCTTCTTGCGAAGCTGGATCTGCTGAAGTACGATGCCAAGTATAAGGGCGGCCGCTTTGCCTTGCGTAAAGCCGCGCAGGTGGTGTCTCGACAAGTGAGACAGAACGCGCAGAGAATTGATGATCCGCAAACGCGCGCAAGCATCGCGAAGAACGTAGCGGAACGCTGGAACCAACGTTTGTACAAAAGCACTGGCGATTTGGGCTTCAGGGTAGGCATATTGGGCGGCGCCGGCGGCAATAAGACTAGCGCGCAGTTATCGGCAAACCCAGGTGGCGACACCCGGCACTGGCGCTATAAGGAGTTCGGCACAGAGAAGATGCCAGCAGAGCCCTTTATGCGCCCCGCCGGTGAGCAAAGCGCGCAACATGCAACAAACGAATTTATCGTGCAATTCAACAAAGCACTAGATCGGACGATAAAGAAAGCAGCTAAATGACGCCTGATATATTCGCGACATGCAACACCCCCGCGGTTCAGGCTTTGCTGAAAACCGGTGCAGGCCCTTTGCGTTTCTACGCTTGGGGGAAGGCGCCACAAAACGTAGCGTTACCCTATGCGGTGTGGCAGCTGGTAGGCGGATTGCCTGAGAACTATCTGGGTGACCGCCCCGATATGGACGGCTCCACGGTGCAGGTCGATGTATACGCAACAGGCACGCCGACGGGGGCGGACCAAGCCCGCACAGTAGCATCTGCTTTGCGTAATGAGATTGAGAAAGTCGCGTACGTCACTTTTATGCGCGGCGAAGGGATAGATCCAGATACAAAGCACCACACCTTCGGGTTTGACTGCGACTGGTTCACGGATAGGTAAAATAGACGAGCCACCTTTGTGCTGAAACACGCCGGTGGCTCTTATCAAAATCATTATTGGGGAATGAAGATGATCAAGTACGATTGTAGCGCAACTTCTCGGGATTGCACTAGATGCGGGTTGCATAAAAGTTTAGACGATTTTGGAAGATTCAAAGGTGGGGCTTATGGACGGCATTCATCCTGCAAGAAATGCATGAAGCTTAGGCGCAAAGCTAAAAGCATGAGGGACTCAGATCTTTTAGCAGCCCAAGCAAGGTTAGCGGAGAGACTGAAAGCAGAGGCAAAAAGGCTAAGGCCGGAGGCAACGAGTAAAAAGTGCCCAAAATGCTGCATACAGAAGCCTATGCAGGCTTTCGCTAGGGCACCTGATAGAGTAGATGGGCGCAGAGGGTTTTGCAAGGATTGCGCTAACACCAGAAACAGGGAGATACGGAAAGAGAAACCAGAAGCAGATTACCTGTATTCTAAGAAGCGCACCGATAAGGCGAGAGAAGACCCCGTATTCAGGATACATAAATCAATATCATGCCGGATTTGGTTTATGTTGAAAGGTAATAAGAGTAATCGTAGAACCGCGGATATAGTTGGGTATGAGACAGAGGAACTACGCCGGCATTTAGAAAAGCAATTTGAAGAAGGCATGAGATGGGATAACTATGGAGCATGGCAAGTAGACCATATAATTCCTGTTTCTGCTTTTAAAAGCAGCAATGAAGAAGATATAAAGGCCGCTTGGGCGCTAAGTAATTTGCGTCCGTTGTGGCGAGAAGATAACATACGAAAGAAAGATCGTATTCTGTTTTTATTGTAGTACCGCGCAGTACACATACTAAGGAGCATATCATGGCAGTTCGCACACAAGGTACGGATTTATTTACGATTGACCCCGCAACTGGCGAACTGCTGGACGTGGGTTGCGTAACCTCGATCAGCGGCATCGATGAGACGATCGACCAGGTGGAAACCACTTGCTTGAATAGCGAAGCGCGCGAGTACGTCGCCGGTTTGGCT